AAAAGTATCTGGGAAGCGGCACGAAATACCCGCAGATTGCCAGTGAAAACAATATCAAGAACCCCAATTTGATATATCCGGGGCAGGTATTTAAAATCACGACAGGCGGGACAGCAACCCAGACGGTTTCAGAAACAAAAGAAACCACAAAAAAGGTGTCAGACCCTAAATTGATAACGGCAACTATTGTGCAGAAAAACTGGCATGACAACGGAAAAGATGTGCATTTGAATTGCGGAACCTTTGAACTGGACAGCGTAGACGCCAGCGGACCGCCAACCAAAATCACATTAAAAGGCACGTCAATTCCGTACACCTCAACCATGAGGGTTGCGAGAAAGTCAAAAGCATGGGAAAACACGACACTGAAAGTGATTGCGGAGCAGATAGCGAAAGAAAGCCGTTTAAAACTGATGTACCTTGCTGGGTCAAACCCGAAATATAAGCGAAAAGAACAGGTGCAGCAGTCAGACATTGTATTTTTGCAGAAGCTATGCAAGGCGGCTGGGCTGGCGTTGAAAGTAACCACAATGAACGTGGTTATTTATGACGCCGAAGAATACGACAGCAAGCCACCTATAAAAACCATAAAATATGGCAGCGGTGATTATTTGTCATACAAGCTGGGAACCAGCCTGCATGATACAGCATACACCAGCTGCCATGTTTCGTATACTGACCCGGACAGCAAGGAAACGATAGAAAGTACATACACCCCGGACAGTACAGAGGGAACCGGGCAGGTGCTTGAAATCAACGAAAAGGTGAACAGCACCAGTGAAGCGCACGAACTGGCGAAAAAGCGGCTGCGTGAAAAGAATACACAGCAGTATACAGCCAGTTTCACCATGCTTGGTGACGTGCAGCTGGTGGCGGGCGCAACGGTTCGGTTGAAAGGGTTTCAGAAGTTCGACCGCAAGTATAAAATCACGAAAGCAACGCACAAGCTGACGGGAGGTTATACAACGCAAATTGAATTAAAACAGGTATTGGAGGGCTACTAAATGGCAGACATGACAGAACTTAAAAACGCCATACGCATTGGCACGGTGCAAAGTGTGAGTGCGGAAAAAATGACAGCCCGTGTGAAGTTCAAGGACAAAGGCGGCATAACTTCCGGCGACCTGCACATTATCAAACGCCCGGTGTACGTCATACCAGCAATGGAAAGCGGAACAGAGGGGCAGACAGCAAAAACAGAATTGCAATATGACTACAGCGGCGAACTGAAAAAGAAAGAGAGCCACTACCAAGAAGCCTTTGTTTCTGCATGGGTGCCGGACATACACGACATGGGTCTTCGTATTATGCTTCCAGACGGTGACGGTGACGGCTTCATTGTGGGGGAGGTGTAACGCATGGCGAAGATAGGCAGCTTTGGAAAGCTGGCTTTTTCGGTATCAGAAAAGACGGTGCGCACGTTTGATGAAATCAGCTGGAAAGTGTCTGCAAAGTACGCAACGCATGACAGACATATAAAACGTGATGTGCTGGAATTTCTGGGACCAGAGCCGGACACAATCAGTTTCAAAATGGCGTTCAGTGTATTTCACGGAACAAACCCGCTGAATGAAATTAAAAAGCTAAACAAAATGTGTAGCAACGGTGAAGTAAACTACTTGATTTTAGGCGGGAAAAAGTACGGGTCATATAAGTGGGTAATAACGGGAGTCAGCAGCACATTGAAACGCTACGACAATAAAGGTAACTGCTGGGCTGCCACGGCAGATGTGACCTTGAAAGAATATCCAAAGAGGTGAAAAAGCATGGACGTAATAAGAGGTGACGGCTCATTGCTGAAAGAAATTGACCTTGCGCCAGCAAATGAACATCAAGCCGTAATACAGAATGTTGCAGTTATTCTGGACACAGTGCAAGGGTCATGCCCCATGTTCCGTGACTTTGGATTGCCGGGCAGCTTATATGGCAGACCGCAGCCAGTAGTTGAAAGTATACTGGTTGGCTATCTGTATGACCAGATAGAACAATTTGAACCACGAGCGGTGGTTTCAGACATTACATTTGACCACGACGCAGGAACAGGGCGTACAGTTCCTATAATCTATTTGGAGGAGGTGAGAACAGACAATGAGTGACAGAAAATACCCAGACATTGAGTTTGTGGAAACAGACACAGAAACGATAGAAAGCAATCTGATTGCACTATATGAAAACATGGTGCAGCAGGTGCCAGGGCGTGAGCATTACAAAGTTTACCCGGCGTCACCAGAAAGGCTGTTTATTTCATGGGTGGCAAATATCATTGTGCAGCAGCGTGTCATTATCAACGAAACTGCAAAAAAGAACGTGCCACGCTATGCGGACGGTGAATACTTGGACAGTCTGGCAGAACTGTTCAAGGATTCGGAAAGGCTGCCAGCAAGTCCGGCGTCTGCAATGTTCCGCTTCTACATATCGCAGGCGCAGGCACAATCAGTAATTATCCCGGCGGGCACAAGAATTTCCTTTGACGGCGCAATATTGTTCGAAACGAAAGAAATTCTTGAAATCAAAGCCGGGCAGACATACGGGGACGTTGAGGGCGTCTGCACAACAGCTGGGACAGTTGGAAACAATCTGGCAGCAGGGCAGGTCAAAGAAATTGTGGACCTATACGACTACTACCAGAAAGCAGAGAATATCACAGCAACCAGCGGCGGTGCAGAGGAAGAAGACGACGACAGTTATTATGAGCGTATGCGGGAGAGTATGGAGAGTTTCAGCACAGCAGGTCCCGTAAATGGTTATATTTACTTCACAAAGTCGGTGTCCCCAGCAGTTGCAGACGTGGCGGTGACAAGCCCGGAACCTTGCGTGGTAGACGTCCGGGTGCTTTTACAGAATGGAGCGCAGGCAACGGAAGCGGTACTGAAAGAGATTGAAACAGCGTTGAACGCTTCTGACGTCCGACCATTGACAGACACCGTGACCGTATCGGTGCCGGAAACAGTGCCGTTTGACATTGATGTGACCTTTTATATTCCACAGCCAGACGCAGCCGGCGCAACGATTATTGAAGCGGCAGCACGGCAGGCGGTAGAAGATTACAAGACGTGGCAAACAAGCAAAATGGGGCGGGACATTAACCCGTCATACCTTACGGCACGACTAATGGAAGCAGGCGTGAAACGTGTCGAAGTTCGCAAGCCTGTTTTCACGGTGGTTGAAGACATAAAGGTTGCAAAGTTGGGAAACACAACGGTTCTGAATGGAGGTATTGAGAATGTCTAAAACAATTTACAATGCCGACTATTCAGAATGTTTGCCGGAAGCATTAAAGAAAGACCATAAAATGGTTGCACTGGCAAACGCCACGGCAGCAGCACTTCTGGACACTTCCGGGATAATGAACAGCGTTTTGATATATTCCCGGTTTGACGAACTGCCGGAAGAACTGGTGGACATTCTGGCGTATGACCTGCACGTTGACTGGTACGACTATAACTACCCACTGGAAGCAAAACGGGACTTAGTGAAAAACAGCGTCAAGGTTCACAAAAAAATGGGGACAAAGTACGCCATTGAAACAGCACTGGGCAGCCTATTTCCAGAAAGTGAAGTGGAAGAATGGTTCCAGTATGAGGGAGAACCCGGACACTTTCACATTATTTTAGATGTAACAAACCAGAAAATCACGGCAGACTATGCAGCTATTATCCGGGCGGTAAAGATGTATAAAAGGCTGTCAGCGCACATGGACGAACTGACATATCAAGGGCAGGTCCACGGGGTAATATACACCCACGGTGAATATTTCAGATATAAAGCACCGCTGACAGGCAGACTGAAAGCCGGAACGCACCCGCAGAGGAACACAAGGGGCAGTATCGGTGCCGGAACATTCGTTGTGGGGACAGAAGCAGCCGGGTTCATATTCAACGCCCCAGCAGCAGGTACAAAACCGTACAGAAACACGATATTTGCCAATCAGACAACGCATATTGACGCAGAAACGGCGTTAAATGCGTTTGGGTATACAAATACACCAGCCGGACGCATAAGAGCCGGAGAAAGCCCGCAGAGGAACACCAGAGGGCAGACGGACGGGGCAGCGGTCACAATGGGCGACACAGCGGAAGCATACCACTTCACAACCCCAGCAGCCGGGACCGTCCCGGAAAGAAGCACGGTGCAGAGGACAGAGGGCGGCACCGTGGGCAGCAGTACGCAGGCAATGGGGTATTCATACGGCGTCAAGCCGTGCGGAAGCACCCGGAAGCTATAAAAGGAGGTGAAGACCATGTTGACAACGGACGCAATCAATGATTTTAAAGATTTCATTGACAATATCATTGCCTATGCGAAAGTAACGGTCAACGGCGTTTCCGAAAAAAAGGTGATACACCGCAGGGAACGTCTGAAAGACGGCAGGGTGGCTGTATATGTGCAGATTACCCCGCAGGTAAGCGGAACCGCTACGGTGCAGCGGGTGCAGCTTTACAACAAGAATAATAAGTTGTGGGCAGATAAAGCGGTAAACATTCCCTTGAACAACGTACAAGAGGGCGTGTTATACCGCTTTACATTTGACTTTGTAGAAAAGGAGGTGTAACAGATGTACGAACCTAAATTGTGGCAGGACCATGTAACAGAATTTGAAGACAGATACACCGAAAGCAGAAATGACGACGGGACAATAACGCATACACCCGTTGAGGGTGAAATTATTCAGCAGGGAACGCCGCAGAACGCAACCAACTTCAATCACATGGAGGAGGGAATTTCAAATGCGACGGAAACAGCGGCGCTTCTGGCACTGGCAACAATCCACCAGCAGCAGGCAACAGCTGACTTGCAGGGCGAAACAAAAACGGTGACACTGAAAAATACGCAGCAGTACCCGTTCAACAATTCCAAACAGGCAGTTGCGCTGAAGACTGAAAGGAACCACATGGACTACACCGTGGAAACGGAAGTTGTGGAGTACACGGGCGGTTTTCCGGGTGACATTGTTATTACTGAAAAACTGTTAAATGGTTTCAAAATCGCACACACTGGCAGCGCAACCAGCGTGACGGTGAAAATCTATGTGAAAGGCGGGTTTTACTAATGGCAGGCGTAATTATTAAGACAGAGGAACGCAGACAGCATGAAGAAGCTGTCTTGCGTTCTTTTGGCGTGCAGGGCAGAGGAACAGCAGCCCAGAGGGAAGCTGCGGAAGTTATCGCAGCCAGAAGCAATGAGGTAGTAAAGAACCAGAATGGAGGTAGAAAATATTATGGCTACTAATAAAATCAACGTAGTTGAAAAGACGCCAGGAACCCATATTGAATATGCGTTGTCTGGCGGTAAAAAAATCACGTTTGGTGATGATGAATTGACAATCAACCTTGCCACCCGTGAAAGAGATTATGAAGTGTCACTGGACATTTGCATTGACGAAGAAGACGGCGTGGTGATTGGAACTGGCGGCAAGGCGCAGAAGTACGCTGCGCAAGTCATTGTTCCTGCCAGACGTTATGACGTTATCGAGGACGGAGAGGACGAAAACGGAGAACCAAAGGAAATCCCGGTGCCTATTCCGTTTGATATGTCGCTTTGCACACTGATTTTATGGGGATTGGAGGTATAAAACATTATGTCTAATTTTGATGATTTAAGCATGGCGGTTGCTTCCTTTGGTGGAAACAACTCTGTAAAGTTTGATGATTTGGGCATGCCGTCAATTATGGTGGCTATTCCGAAAATGAAGTATTCCGACATTATCACCGGGGGCACACAGGAAACTTTGCCGTGGTGGATTGTGGACGGCGTAGAGAAAGAAGCTATCTGGGTTTCAAAGTACATCAATACCGTGGTGAATGACCGTGCGTATTCACTGCCAATGAAAGACCCGAAAGCCTATATTGATTTTGACACGGCGCTTGCGGTATGCCGCAGAAAAGGTGAGGGCTGGCACCTCAACCAGAACGGCGTCTTTGCTGCAATCAATCTTTGGTGTATGAAAAACGGCTTCACGCCCCGTGGTAACACAAACTGGGATAGAAGCTATGAAAAAGCCTATGAAAAGGGTATCAATACATACATTGACGGTTCGCATGGCGGCGGCAGAACTGCAACGGGTTCTGGTCCTGCAACTTGGTATCACGACGGCACCCCGGCGGGCATTGCTGACCTTTGCGGCAACTGCTGGGAGTGGGTTTCTGGTATGCGCTGCGTAAATGGTGAAATCCAGATTATTCCATACGGCAACAGCATGAAGTCTGATTGCAATATGGGCGCAGCAAGTACGGAGTGGAAAGCAATCATGCCAAACGGCACGCTTGTTGAACCGGGAACCGCCGGAACCTTAAAGATTGACAGAACCAGTGCTAGTGACGCTACACTGCGTATCAATACAGCGGTAACAACCCAGACAACCGACAGCAACGACACCAGCACACCTTTTAAAGATGTAAAGGCAGTAAGCGGCGTAAGTATTCCGCAGATTTTAATTGCAGCCGGATTGTTCCCAGACAGTGCCCAGACAACGCCGGGCAGATTTTGGGCGAGAAATAACGGCGAAAGGCTGCCTTTCCGGGGTTCGAGTTTCTGCCACACTTCCAATGGTGGTGCTGGTGCGCTGCACTTGGACCTCCCTCGTTCTAGCGTCGGCGGCGATGTGTCGTTCCGTTCCGCTTTATATGAGTAACTGGAAACTGGGAACTGATACACTGCGGGGCTTGCGGCAGCAAGCCCCCTATTTTGAAACTAAATAACAAAGGTGGTTTAAGGAGAAATGCCAGAAAATACAACAGAACAGCTTCCGCAACTGGACAACGTGCGGGATAACGCAACGCAGGAAGATTTCAAAATGAAAAACAAGGTTTATGAAATGCTGCTGTATGCGTACCCGGCGTTAGAACAGTTTCCGAAAGCTGACAGAAAACTTGCTGACCATATCCGGGAAGCAATATTGCAGGTGTTTGAATTGGTGATACACCTTGAAAACAAACACTATAAGAAAACGACGCTGGGAGAACTTGACGACCAGCTGGACGTTTTGCGGCACCTTGTAAGACTGGCGGCAGACCAGCAGTTGCACCCAGACAAGAAACCATGCCTGCCCATGCGCAAGTATGAAATATTGTCACGAAAGCTAAATGAAATAGGGTGCATGATTGGCGGGTATTTTTAAACACTCAACATGCGAACGGGCGGGAAACGCGGGGGTGTGAAAAAA